TTAGGGTCATCAACAGGCAGGTAACTACAGTTGTATCCTGCTGTGTTGTCTCTGTCTAAGGCTAACCCTGCTGTCATTAAGGCTCTCATAGAAGGCATAACTTCTAGCTTAGTTATAGCTTCCTTTAATTGGGCGATAGGTAGATGCCCCTTAACTTGTAGGCTCATAAAGTCTACGTACCTGTTAACTGTTTCTTCCCATGTTTCTCTTCTGTGTTCATTAGGTAGCCACCTTGCGTAGCGAGATATAGCTATAAATTTTTGATAGTCGTTCATACTTTTGTTACCTTTATCGTTTTAATTTCAATATCATCCATGTCATAGAGAAGATCTTTGACAACATCTTTTATTACATTCTCTCCTTCTCTTTCTTTCTCTTCCTTGTTGCAGGTCACAGGCATGAGGCTAGATTCCTCATCTATAGTTACTTCTGCTAATACTTTGAATCGCATATCATTTCTCCCCAATGCTATCAATCATTGCATTTAGATACCAACGAGCCTTCTTCAAATCTTCTGCTCCATTTTTGTATCGCCATCGGTGCAGATACTTTATCACATTCCCCTGACAATAGGAAGCAAAATCTTTACCAAGTTGCTGATGAATATAGTCAATACATTCCATACCACCATTGTTATAATGGGGTGGGTGGTTAACTGTATCTACTGCCACTTGTTCAGTACACCTAGTTGTATCCTTTTCTTTTCTTCTGTCAACCATTTTTTAGGTATCTCCTTGTTTGTCCACTTAAATCCATACTTATCACACCAATCACAGTAGCGAGTGTTGGAATGCTTGTTTAATTTATTGTAAGCGTTCTGGAATAAGAATCTAATATCAAGGTCAGGGTATTGTTCCTGCACTAGTAAATGCTTTACTCTATCGTTTGACTTAAACCAACCCTTTGCTTCTATAATGATACCATTGTTAAGTATAAAGTCAGGCTTATATAGTCTAAACATTTGTACTGCATACTTGATTGATAACTTTTCATACCTAATCCTCTGCTTACTAGAACGTAATACCTTAGCTACGTCCTCTTCAAATCTACTCCTGTACTGTATCTTTGGCATTAGAAAGATACACGTAGTTAATCAAGGGAGGGTTAGATGACCTAGAAACTTTAGAAGGTAACACTTCTAAATTATCCCAACATTTCTCTCTATAAGGGCAGAAGCTACACTCTATCCCTAGCTTTAAATTGCCACTAGGTTTGCCATAGTATGTCTCTTCGACAGGTTCATAACACCTTTCAAAAGAACCGTCATGGTTTATGTAGTCTACTGTCTCTTGTATCTTCTTCATCTCAGAATCAACGTCAACACCATCAGCACTAACATACTTGAAGTTACCATTGGCTTTGTTTATTACCCACCAACCACCGACAGGGACACCTTTAGCCTTAGCATACCCTACCAGTTGAGCTACATAACCAAAGCTATCCTTACTCTGTAGCGTTGCGAAGTCAGCAAACTTATTCTCATATGCCCAAGGGGAAGAAGACTTTACATCATCTACTTTCCCATTTAACACAAGGTCATACGTACCATCTACCTTAGTATCCTTTAGGTCTAGAGTAACCTTGTCACTGTCGTCAAACTTTACATTAGATGCTCTTAACAATCCTTTAAAGATAGCTTCTACTAAGTCTCCAAGAAGCATGTTAATAATAAAGAAGGGTGAGTTTGCTATCTTGTCCTCAGGGGAATGCTTATCAAACCAAAGCTGACACTTCTTACGTCCTAAATTAGACATCCTCAGCTTAAAGTCTCGCTTACCCCCTGAGAACTGGCGAACCAAAGCCTCTCTCACATCTCTTGCTACGGTATCAAGTATAGTATCATCAACACTAGCCTTGCCTTCCATAACGTCCTGTAAGAAAGAGTGGATCGCCAACTCTGCAGGATGGTTCATATCTACTCCTCTATCTCAACGATGGTAGAGGCTATTTCAGCCTCAGCATCTGATAACTCATCAGGTCTTCGATGCTCTTCCCATTTACTCATAGTGATAGAGTTCATAGACTCAACCCACTCGACAAAGTTATTAAGGGTTTCCTGATCGTCAGTATTAATATCTACTACATCACCTAGTTTAGTCTTTATAACAGCGTAGGTAGCACCACTAGGTATACTCTTTACTTCTGACGATAGATGAATAAAGTGTTGAATAGGAAGTCTATTCTTTCTTTGGATCTGCGAGAAAACGTCAGTCATAGCCTTAAAACTGTCTCGGTTCTTGACCCTCATTAAGAATGGAAACTCCTTTACTTTAACATCTTTACCTTCGGAGTCCTTAGGCTTGTCAAGTGTACACAGACCAAAGATAATCTTAAACCTATCGGTTGATCTCATCAGGTCTTGTGTCTCTTGAGGCAACGAGTTGAAATCCTTAACGTAACCAGAAGGTCTACCACAGTTGAACCCACCATAGTTATCCTTCAAGTCACCAGTAAGTGACGTTGCCATAACAGTGCGTAACATTCGTCCTTCACCACCATCAGGCTTCTGATAGTGCTTGTCATACCTTTGGAATTGAAACCTCTGCATGAAAGAACGTATTGTTATCTTATCACTGTAATAAACAGACTCATCAGGAAACACTACTGAGAAAGCACCTGCTTTAACAATGGCAACTTCCATCATCTCACCGTCAACTTTCTTTGTACCCATTACATTCTGATGAACCTGTTTAATCTCAGCTAACGCTGATGTGCTACGAGTCGGCAGGTTTGACATACCCATCAACTCAGCAAGATCTGCGTTAGACTTTCCCATAACAGCTAAACTATTTTCCATATATCTTTTCTCCTATTTAAGAAATTGCATTATATCACTGAACGTCTTTAACGTCAAGCCAATTATCACCTATTTTTGATTCTAATAACATAGGAACATTCACATCAATATCATAGTGACTTTCTATTATAGACTTTAGGTTATTATTTACTTGCTCTATTACGTTCAGCACTTCTTTTGTTTCTGCAGGATGTATGTCCAACACTACAGAATCGTGAACACTATTTACTAACATACTCTTTAAGTCGTCTAACTTTAGTAGCTCCTCTATCTCCAACAAAACGATAGGAACTATATCTCCAGTGGCGAAGCCTTGCACAGGATAATTCTTTATCATGGTAAAGTATGTTGGAGTACCACTCTTCCTTCTCTCCACATCAGGAAAAGCGTACTGCCTACCTGATGGTATCTTAATTCTTCCTAGATTTATAGCCTCATCCCCTAGCTTTTTGTGCCATCTTGCTATCCCTTTATACTTAGCTAAGAAATGGGTGTAGTATTCAGCCTCAGCCTTTGTTCTACCGTACCCTGTAGCTCCGTAGAGGGGTGCAAAGGTGTGTGCCTTAGCTTCTTGTCTAGAAGTCTTTTGTCCTGCCTCAGAGATGATCTGTGCAGTGTATGAATGTACATCAAATCCAGTACTTACTTCCTGCATCGCAACAGGATCTTGAGAAAGAAGTGCTGCCACCCTAAACTCTAGCTGTGCAAAGTCAGCTTCTAGTATCTTGCCATGCTCCCAACGAGACACAAAGACTTTCTTCACAGGAAACGTACCACCTCTAGGCATGTTCTGCATGTTGGGTTCTGCTCCACTGAAGCGTCCTGTAGCTGTACGATGCTGTAGTAACTTAACATGTAGCATGTTGTCACCTTTTGTGTGTGTGCTGATGCCTTCAACAAAGGCAGATAGGTAACTAGACACAGCACTTTGCCTCTTCAAATCTGTTAAGAAAGCTTGTGCATCTGTCATGCCCTTTGACTTGGCTATATTAATTAGTGTATCTAGATTATCCTTGCCTGTAGAGAAACCATTAGCACTAACCCAAGCTGTTGAAGGTGGAAAGAAACCTAAACCTGCCATCTGTTTAAGTTTTGCTAGTCTGTATCCTCTGGTATTGCAGTCAACGCAACGACTTGGCTTGGCAAACGGCTGTCCATCCTTCTTGGTCTTAAACACTTTACCTTTTCCGTTGCATGTTTGACACACACTAGCCTTAGTCTTTACCATCATACTACTATTCTGCTTGACAGCCTGTTTAAATTCTTCTTTTCCATCAACATTCTCAAAGGCAACTGCCCATTCTTTCTTATTGTTTAGTATTCTTGAGTAAATAACTTGGCTGATCTGCTCAGGAGAGTTGAGATTTATTGGTGTGTCACCCATTAAGTTCTTGACATGTACGTTTAACCTGTTTTCAATCTCTAGTAGCTCATGCTCAAAGTCTTTTCTCACTTCAGACAGCTTGCCTTTGTCTACGGCAAAGCCATTCATGTACATTTTTGCTAGTGTCTTGCACACTTTGTTCGTAATGTCTCGTACTTTTACTAGCGATTTGGATTCTGGCTTGTCGTATAGATCGTTCAGTGTCCAATACAAACTCTTTGTTATATATAAGTCCTGCTCAAGGTACTTTGTAAGTTCATCAAGAGGTATTTCATCTGTCTGATACCCTCTACTGAAGTAACTTTTTAATGTATCAGACTTATTAAAGGGTAAACTATGTCTGATTGCACAGTTTTCTAAACTAACAGAACCTCTCTGCCCTCTCTGCAGGACGTAATCCCCTAGCATAGTATCAAATATTTCACCATCATACTTAAATCCACATGCCCACAACCACTGAAGATCATACTGTAAGTTGTGACCAATCAAAAGAGTTGTGTTATCAAGAACTCTCTGTAGTCTCTTGTCTGCATCATCATCTGTTATCTTCTTCTCTTTGTGATTGAATACAAACACTGTGCTTTCTTTCTCCAAGTAATCCATTATTCCCACAAGTGTCAAGGAATTGTCAGGCTCAAATGGGTCAAGATGTAACTTGCCATCTCGTTTAGTTGTCGTGTTTTCTACATCAAGTATTATCTTCATTCTATTTTATTCTCCATTAGTGCTGTCCAACTATGAGGAAATAGTTCCAAGCATTTTTTACTTATTGGACTTGCTATCTCCCTTACTTCAACTTGGGCAGTCTTGTCAAGTCTTAACTTACATATCCTAGCAAAAGAATACAAACTACCTGACCAATACCACTCTGTCATAGTGTTCTGTGGTAGCACCATCCTAGCCATCTCAGGAGCTATGCCTTCTTTCAACAGATTATTGTACGTCTGTTGCACAAACAGCATAGTACCTTGTATGTCATAATCAACAGTCTTGTCACCTGATCCCTGCTTAATACTCTTCTCAGGTCTTGTTCTCCATGTATTAGGCACATAAAACTCAGGTTCACTGTCTATGTAGCGTCTTGACACCTCGTTCCACGCTAGTCCTACCTGATGTTTAGCAAGTTGTCGTGCCACAAAGATAGGAGCTTTGATGTAGAACTGAAGAAAGCAGTGACTAAAAGGCGACCAATGCTTGTGTTTAGCTAGGTAGGAAAGTAGCTTTACATCTCGTTCTTCCATAGAATGTACTTCCTTGTTGAAAGAAACTCGTGCTGTGTTCACAACAGTAAGGTCTGTACCCATAGAATCCTTTAGTTCAACCTGCATCATGCTGTATATATCCCTGTTTCTACGTCTAGTTCGACATGAACTGTCCCATGCCAACCTGTTAATTTATTCTTTGCCAACCTTACGTGTCGCTGTGGATCGTTAATGTCCTGACCTTCAATGTCAGGGTTCTTACTTAGTAGCAACATCAAATCAGCTTCGGCTGCCTTTCCTGTCTTACTGCCCTCAAGCATAGATTGGTTAACATTTATCTTACCTTCTGCTTCGGCTGAAAGCTGAGACATCCAGATGATAACACAATCATATTTTTTTGCAATGTTTCTTGCATGAATGGCTGCCTCTTTTAAGTATATGTCTGTCCGATCAGATCCACCTGTTGCAAATTTATCACCCATGTCAAGCACTATTATGTCTGGATTAACACTTTTTGCCAACTGTTCTACATAATCCATACCCTTATCCGTAGCATCCTTAATGGACAGGAGTTCTCTTATAGGTTGGTATCTCTCAATAGCTAACTTACTATTCTCTAGCACTTGATCACTAGACATCTTTGACTTACAGTATAGATATCTAAGACCAACTCTCTTGTAAGATTCTTCATTACAGAGGACAACACACCTAGCACCCTGATCTATAAAGCCACCCTCTGATGCTATAATACTAGCATGAAAGGAAGTCTTTCCTGTGTTAGGTCTAGCTCCCACTATAACAAAGTGTCCACCACTCAGCCCTTCTACTCTTCTAGCCAGAGATGGTATGTTAAACTTCCATTGATACTTTACATTAAGATGTTCCATTAAGGTATTGAAACTTATATCATCTCCCTCAAAGCGAAAGCTAGGAGTGAAATCATCTTGGTAGTTGTCAAGTATCTTTCGTAGAGGTTCTAGATTTGATTTCGTACCATTCACATAGTCGAAGCCAAGATTGGCTACCTCTTCTCCAACCATCTGTTGAAACAATTTAGACAATACTTCCTTCGCTATCTCATTGTCCATAGCTTGCTCTTTGGATAGCTTACTAAACAACACCTCATAAGAGGCTCTGTTAGCAGAGGTTAGAGTACCATTGTTAGAGAAGAACAAAGCCTGTAGCTCCGTAAGAGATATGTCTCTATCATACCTACCCATCGTAGTGTCTAATGTCTGCTTGATCTTCCTAATATCTTTGCTGAATAATCTATCAGGACATTTACTTCCTTTATGACCATCATAAAAATCTTTATGCATCAAGCTTCTAAGTAATGCTAATTCTATCATGCAATTTCTCCTTCACCACATACTATATATTTACCCTTCTTTAATGTCAAGCCTTTTACGATATCAAGTAGCTTATCAAAGTCTTTCTTCTTTAAATTCTCAATGTAAAACCACTCGTTAGTTCTCTTCTTACTCATGCCTTCTGCTAGAACATGTGCACATTTCTCTGCCACTCCTCTGTTATTTACTTTTATACTAGTAACTAATGTGTAGTCTCTGTGAGGACTACTTGTCTGATACCCATTACATCTATCACCAGAGTCTACAGCTTTTCCTATCTTATACCAGTTCTTCCAAGCAGGGTTCTTTAATACATACACCTCTCCCTTAGTACACTTAACGTAGTTCTTCAGAGAAGAGAATGCTACATCTGTAAAAGTCTTATACCTACCTGCCTTGTACAATGGATGCTTTGTAGATATATACTTACCACCCACAAACATCCGTTCTTTATTTTTATTACTCATTAATCATTCCTCTTAGTTTGTCAAAATCATTTACTCTTTTATACTTTAGGTCATCCTCAATGTGTAGGGCATACACTTCAGATGGGTCACAATAACTCTTTAACTCTTTAGTGTACTCTATTGTTTTTCCTAGAGCATCTGGATCAAGAGCTACTATAACTTTTTCAAAGACATCTAAACATTCTTTGTGTTCCCTTAAAAGATTTGTACCTAACAGAGCAACACCAGTTACACCTAGAAAGTTTTCTCCTATGATCGTAGCTGACACACAATCCTCTACCACCACAGCAATCTTCTTGCAGGGATTTATACAATGGGAATAATACTTACCCATCTTACCATACTTATACCACTTTGGGTGGGCATCGTATAAAGCTCTACCTATTGCATCAACAAGTCTGCCATTTCTATAGATAGGAAAGACTGCTCTCTTATCTTTGACATCATACAGAAGATCAATCTTTATGTTCCAACGAGACTTAAACCTCTGAACATAAGCATTGTCTCCATCTGTTATGTACTCAGGCATTTCAAATTTCTCGTGTGGCTGCCCTTCCGATTCTCCTTGTAGTCTCTGCTTAATAGTTTCAGTTAACATGTTAGTCAAATAAGATCCTTTGACATCACACGAGGCACGATAGCAGTTGTATAGTATCAAGCCATCTTGATTGCTGACTGAAAACTTCTTGACACCATTACATTTAGGGCAATCTATATTAATAGACTCCCCCTCTTTAACGTCAAGTCCTTCTAGATAACTGCGTGATGGTGTGTTAGGCATTTTTATATTTCTCCCTTTTACTAAGTGCGTTATTCGCTGAGGTGTAAGTGTGTTTGATGTAAGGGGCAATCGAGTTAGGACTGTTGTGTCCTGACACCGCCATGATCTGAGTGGTATCAACTCCTGCTTCAACCATCTCTGTTATCGCTGTTCTTCTCATGTCCATTGCTGTAAGCTCCTTTGGTAATTGTGCTTCATGCTTTACCTTGTTAACCAGAGGACTGATATCTACATCATTGTAAATTCTGTACTCTCCACCTCTAGGGTA